TGTTTAAAGTAGCAGCTCCACTAGTAGCTCCACCTGTTAAACCATCCCCTGCTACAACTGAAGTAATGTCACCAGTGTTTGTAGTGTAACCAGCATCATTATTAAAACCAGAGTTGTTAATATTTCCTTTAGTTAATTTTTTTTGATTGTTAGAAGCATCAACTACACAGAAAAAATCTCCATCTCCATCTGAAGTAGAGGTTGCAAGTTCTGATAAGTCTACGTTTAATGTAACACTACCTGAAGTCCCACCGCCATCTAATAATGTACCTGCTGTAACTCCTGTAATATCTCCTGTAGTAGGAGTTTCAAAAGTAAGTGCGCCTGATCCATCAGTAGTTAAAACTTGGTTGGCTGATCCGTCTGATGTTGGAAGTGTATATGCTCCGTTTACATTAACAGTACCTGTTGTTTGTACACCAGCAGATGTTGTTTCTAATTTCTTAGAGTTGTCATGGTATAAATCTACTGAGCCATTGTTATTACAATCAATGTGTGTTTCATTCATCGCACCATTAGTTATTTGAACATCATTTCCAGCAAGAAGTAAATTTCCAGCACTAGCTTCTCTAACAATACTAGCTGAACCAGAATGATAAATTTCAAAATCTGAACCATCACCAAAGATAGCTTTATCGTTATCTCCAAAATTAATATCAGCAGTAGTTGTTAATCCTGCAAAAGTAGGACTAGCTGAAGTAGCCACACTTTGACCAATAGCTATGTCGTCAGCGTTAACTGTAACACCAGTTCCTGCGCCAACATTTAAAGTTGCAGCTCCACTCGTAGCTCCACCTGTTAGACCAGATCCTGCTACAACAGAAGTAATATCTCCGACTGTAGGTGTTTGAAAAGATGGTTGTGCTCCAGCCCCTGCACTTGTTAAAACTTGTCCTGAACTTCCTGTTGCTATAGCTACAGGATTACCTGAAGCATCGTATGAAATAATATTTCCGTCTGTGCCTGATGCCATTTTGGCTAGTGTGATTGCATTGTCTGCTACTTTAGCAGTCGTTACATTAGCGTCTACAATAGAGGCTGTTACTACAGCGTCTGCTGCAAGTTGATCTGCACCTACTGCATCGTCTGCAATCTTAGCTTGAGTTACTGCATCGTTTTGAATTTCTGCTGTAGCTACTCCTAAATCTTTAATTGTTATTGCTCCAGAACTAGCAGCGAAGTTATCTGAACTAAATGATGCAGCTCCTTTAGCAGATGTAGAAGCATCAGCTAAATTTACTGTAACGTCACCTGATGTGCCGCCACCTGTTAAGTTTGTACCTGCTACAACTGAAGTTATATCTCCAACTGGAACTGTTGCTACTTGAGTATCTACATATGATTTAATTGATTGCTGTGTTGCTAAGTGACTAGCTGAGTTTGAAGACATATTATCTTCATCTTTAATTGAAGTTCCACTTATTGTGCTATTTAAAACTGCACTTGTTAAAGTTTTATTTGTTAGTGTTTGTGAAATATCTACGGCAACCAAATCTTGTGTACCAGTATCACCACTATCAGGAAGTCTTAATGAGTTTCCCGCAGCTGCTGAGTGTGGTTGTGGTAGTAGTGTTTGATAGTGAGCATTTGAAACCTCACAATACATTCTTAAAGCAGCTGGTGATCCACTATTAGATTTGAAGTCAATAACACCACCTAAAACTGTAAGATCATCTCCAACAGATAAATCTGCTGGAATTGTAATATTACTACTTGCATCTTCTATAACTGCTTTTGATGCGGGTAAAGTTACAAAAACATTTTTTGTTCCTGCTGAAAAGTTTACCGCTGAGTCACTATTTGATGATGAGATAATAGTAGTCCTAGCCAAAGCTGCGGCTGATACTGTTCCTAATCCTACTTCAAACTCTCCATTACTATTTACGATTGCATAGTAAGTTGTATTACCATTTCCAATCGCTGATGAAAAAGTTTCAAAACCTGTTACTGCTCCTGCAAGAGAAAGCGTACCTGTACCAGTAGTGGTAGAAGTTTCTTTAACTCTATCATTTATCACTAAAGCCATTTAGTTCTCCTATTACCCAGAAATTCTTAATATAGCTGCTGCTGTAGTAAATGCTGGAAACTGAATTGTAAAAGTTCCTGAAGTAGCTGTCTTATTTCCTCCAAAATCTAAAACACAAACTGTAGCATTAGTAACTGCTGAAGATGTGTTGTAGATCATAGCTCCTCTAGCAGTCAACGTTACACCTGTAAAAGATAAATCTGCAAAATCAACAATTGCAACGCCTGAAGCAATTGATGTATTTTGACCTGTTAGTTTATCTCCACCTGAAGCGTAAGTTCCTGTATTCGCAACTTCATTAGAAGTTGTAAATGCAGTAGTTGATGAGTTTAGAGTTGCTGAAGAAGTGTAAAGAGCTAGTTTAAAAACATCACCACCAGATGATTTAAAACTTGCATCACCTTCTAGTAATTGTTTTTTGAAAGCATTTGCGATCGCTTGTGTTATAGCCATAATATATCTCCTTATTTTCCTATTCGAGGAACACCACTTTGATATTCATCTCGTCTTCTTCTTCCCATTTGTTCAATTGAGAAGCCTTCTACCACTTGTTTATACTTTCCTTCGTATAATTGCAAGAGGTCTTGTGGGCCTTTTAAAAATCCATAGGCCTCGACTAGGCATGCATACAGAAGTCCGTTGGGAAAATTTAGACTTATATATGTTGTAGTATTTGTACTAGATAATCCGGGATCTTTCAAGATATAATTTAATTGAATTGTGTAAGTAGCATCAGGTGTTGGTGCAACTACAATATTTTGTTCGTCCCATAAACTGTAATATTTTGGCACTCCTGTTTCTCCTGTAGGATTAAATTCTGACATAAAACTAGTATCTCTATATTGTAGGAATTCTCTATTATCAGGTTGAGAGCTTCCTTGCGAATCAACTATTTGTGCAGATCTCACAACTAATAAACCTGCTGGTCTACCTATAAATCTATCTGAAGTAATTAAATTAGCGGTGTCGTATCTTCTATTACTATCAGAATCAACATCTCTAAGAATTCTAAATTCTGCATTTTCAATAATTCCATCTAAAATAGTTGATGTAAAAACATTTGAATCAACTTCTGTGTAATCTTTTATTTTTTGTAATAGTTCTGTGTATGTCATAATTAATATCCTCCGTAGGTAGCCCCTATATATGCATTGAAGTCATTATTAACAGGACCAGCAAGACAATTCAAGCCTCCTCCATTTCCTATAGCGAGAGGGGAAAAATTAGTTCCTTCGTCATTATCTCTTAAATTGTAACTATTTGCAACTGTTATGGTTGAAGGTTGCCCTGCTTGACTTTGAGTTGTTTCATTTAAAGAATGTACAAATCTTCCACCACATACTTTTGCTGCAATTTCATGAGCGCTAGCATTAGTGTTGACAGGGACTTTACCTCTAAATGGTGCATTAGTTCCTCTAATCAAACCCGATAATACTTTTGTACCAGAGTTATAAGCTGTATATTTAATAACTTCATTATCAAAAAATCCTGTAATAGGATTAATTTTATTTATACAAACAAAACCACCATTTGTATAAAGTGGAATATTACTTTGTAATGTTAAAGAAGTAGCTGTTGCACTTATGCCTGCAGCCAAATTTCCTTCTAATTCTAATACTTGTCGTGTTCCAGTGTCAGGTGCTTCATGTAAATCAGTTTGAATACTCATTAATCTTACAACGTCTCCAACTAATATTCCGCTATGAGGTTGATTTATGACATAGACTCCACCAATGGTAGGAAGATTTGTTTGACTAATAGGATCCTCTGGTAATATGTCTGGAGTGGCTATAGGTGCAACTTGAGGTCTTGCTTTTTCTAAACCTTGTGGGTCCGATACAAAAGGACTTGGTTCTAATTGTGGTTGCTTACGTTCATACTCTGAGTAGTGTACAAACTGACCATTCCATTCAGTAACCATTTCTCTCCAAGGGAAAGCTAAACCACTTCGATCAGAAATTGCTAAAGCGTGTTTCCCTTTTGCAAACTTCGCCATTAGATCTCCGGGTAATAAGTTTTAGGTGAAATGTAAACACTTGCAGATGAACCATCTTCTTCTAATGCTCTTTGTAATTCATCTTCATAAAGCATTTTCATTTCTTGAGTTCTTTGAGGTGCTTTCTTTTGTGACATGTAATAAGCTAACCCTGCACACATACAAGGTACAAATCTATTAACTACATCTGCTTCATTTGTATATTTACCTGCATCTTGTAATCTTTGTAGGTAATAAAAATATATAAAATCTCCAACTTGGTTTGTACCTGGAGTTAGATATAAAGTTATTGATACTCTATCTATAAACCTTTGAACCCAATATTGAGAAGGTTGACCTGTTGCTGTTTTATTTGAGAAAGCTGAATATTGTGATCTATTAACTTTGGATAAAGGTGAATCTACACTTAATGAAGTTCTGTAACTAGCTTCTAACATATCTGAAGCCATGTTTACAAAATTTGTAACAGTGTCATTCACTGCGTGACTAGCTGCAGTAGTATCATCAACACCTCTTACAGCTCCTGTTAAACTTAAAGTTGATATTCCTGTGTAAGAAATAATTTCATTATTAATTTTTATTTTTCCAGATTCAGGCATCTGGTTAACAGATTCAAGTGGAATAGTTGTGTCTGTAGTATTTATTGCGCTAGCTAAAGTAGCTGTAATACCATTAGAAGATCCATCGCTTGGTGATCTATATATTACATATTCATTCTGACCATTAATTAAACTAAAAGCATGTTCTCTAACTTGCCAAAAATGAATACCTCTGTTGTCCCACTCTTGAAGCATTATGTTCAATGATCTTCTAGCTGATCTTAAATCATTACCAGAGTAATCAAAGAAACCTAATCTTTCAAAGGCCTCAGTTATAATTTCATCGATCGAGAAGTTTTTCTCGAATGTAGCTGTGCCTGAAAAAGCCATTTATTCTCCTATGTATAAAATACAGAACAAACTAATACATGCTCAGTAGTAAAAGCTACACATAAGTCTGATGTAAATTGAATAGGTCCAGGGAAATTAATTACAATTGGATTTCCACCAGATGTAGTTCCACTTGTTTTGTATTTAAATTTTACTGTTCCAGAAGCTCCGCCATCTTTTAAATGAAAGTCTCCTTCAGTTCCAGTTGTATTAAGTACAACTCCTAAAGCTTTTGTTCTGCCTGTTTTTACAATCTTATTTTCAGTAGTAACATTTGTGTTTAAAATATTATCACTTGATCCGAATGTTTGCATATTGTCTCCTTAAAATTTACATGTGGGGCCGAAGCCCCACACTAATTATTTATTACGCTGCAAATGCGAACGCACCTTTAACCGCTAAAGGATCTTTAGCTGAGTCAAGGCCAACGTGCCATAAACCTTTTGTTGTACAAGAAAAGTATACAATACTTCCTATTGTAAAAAAGTTTGTAGTTGCATTAGCTGCAGTGAAAACTAACTGACCTTCGCCTGCTGTTGATGTATCGTAAGAAACGTTATCAGCTGCTCTAGTTTCAATTAAACTACCAGTAACCCATGCATCAGTTGTTAATGCATCAAAAGTTAAAGTATTTGTTCCACCTGTTGTATCTACTCTTTGAACGTAAGCTACTCTTGTTCCTGGTGTAGCTGCTGGTAAAACCATTGAACAAGCTGCTGCGCCTGTAAAGTTTACCGTGCTAACTTGGTCTGCTGGTAAAGCAACTCCTGAACCTGCAGAAACTGCAGCATGAGTCATACCAACGAAATCAAATTTAACGTTTAGGTAGTTTGTTGTAAATGCACCTGTTGTTGCATTTTTTGTTACATGCTGGTATCCGGCTTCTGATCGTACCGGTCCCGAAAATGTAGTGTTTGCCATAATTATATCCTCCTAGTTTCCGAACATAGTCTCTAGGCCGTCGACT